TGAAATCGATGGTTATGTGCAAGTCCGCTATAAACTGCCGTTACCAGTCATTCCACCTTTCTTGGTTGCAATTGGCTGTCATATCGCTCGTTATCATCTTTGTACGATGGTAGTGACTGAAAATGATCCAATCAAAATCCGCTATGACAATGCATTAAAAACGCTTAAAGCTATTTCAAAAGGTGAAATGGCTTTAGGTGGTGCGCCTGCTGGTGAGTCTGCACCTATAGAGTCTTCATCTAATAACGTCATGATTACTGTAGGTCGTAGGGATTTTGGAGGTAATGCATGGTAGACCTAGACCTTTCCATTGTTGAGCAAGGCATCAAGGATGTCTTAGCTCAACAGATCAAAGACAAAAAGTGGAATTGGATTCGAGACATCAAAACCTATGGTGGCGAGTTTGATGACGGAACACTTGCATGGGTTAAAACGTTCCCAGCAATTTGGGTGACGTTTCAAGGTTCAGGAACACCTAAAAAAATTGGTCATAGTACAACTGAGTACCCTGTGACTTTCGTTGTTTTAGTTGGTGCACGTTCTTTACGTAATGAAGAAGCACAACGTCATGGTGTGTTAAATGACATTGGCACTTATTTAATGCTCAAGCATGTGCAGAAACTTTTAATTGGCAATGACTTGTCATCGGGAAATGTCAAAGGTCTTGCTCCGCTGAGTCTTGGACGTACTAAAACCATTTTTAATGGAAAAACCCAAGGGCAATCAATCAGCGTTCTATCACAAGAATTTCACACGCAATACGTCATTGAGGCTTCAGATCGCGTGCGCGAAGAAGAAGAAACTGAAGCTGATCTCATCAAAATTAATGTCGACTATCACTTTGAGCCAGATGATGGCTTTAAAGATGAGTCTGATTTAATTGAACTAAAGGAAGTATAAGCAATGCCTATTCCTCAAATTAAAACGCCAGGTACTTATCTGGATGTAAATATCAATACTCAGCGCAGTGGTTTGCCAGCAAATACTCAAAGAGTTTTATTTATCACTAACGATGTGCAATTTCAGCCTGAAAATGGAGCTGTACCACTCGATATTTATGATAAAGCACAGGCAGATGGACTCTTTCAAAATGGATCAAATCCTAGTGAAGCTGGTCGAATGATTACTGCTGCGATTAAGACAAATCGATTTGTGAGTGTTCAGTGTTTGGGAAAGCCTCAATCGGAAGTGTAATTAGTTGTGCTGGGGCAACCTCAAGTCTTAAGTGGGCTTATGCTGTAAAAGACGAGACATCACAAGCAATTGCACTAACGACTTTAGTCGATGGAATCCAAGTCGATATTATTAACAATGCTCCAGTTTGGCTTTCTAAAGAGTTAATGAATGAGATGCCATCGGGTGAAGTTCCAGATGGCTTCTCAATAAGCAATGGTGTTTATAAGTTTACAAATAATGATTCCATACCTCATCGAATAGAGTTTGTAATTCTTAACCCTGAATTCTTTAGATCGGTTGTAAGTGATAACCCAACAGAGCTTCAGATGACACCTATAGTTGGTGAGCGCATTGGTGCTTGTCTTTCACCACAGCAAAACCAATTTATTTGTACACCAGAAACAGCATCAACTTCCGTTCAATTGTTCAAAGCTCGAGACACGCTACCATTTTTGACGTTCGCCAATGTAGCTTTCAATATTTATGAAAATGGTACAAAGGTCGCGCATGAACAAAGCCTTTTGAATGTTGCAGAAATGAGCAGTATTGGACTTGAGGTGCTTTTTTTGGATGAAACAAACCGGCTTATTAATATCTCTAGTAAGGATGGATTTAATAGCCGTGCAATTGTACTGCAACCAACAATGGCAATTATTAATGATATTGATATTTCACAAGGCGATGCTGCTGTAAAGAATGCGGACTCAATCTTTATGTGTCTTGCCAAGAAACCTACGTAAATTAAGGATTAATCGTTTATGACTACCCAAGAAATAATCGCCCCACTCGGGCACACTATTATCGCTTTATCTTCAGCTCCTGAAGATGAAGTAGGTGAAAATACAGTGCAAGCATGGATTGAACACTTAAACTCTGTAAGTGATGCAATCAACCAAAAACCAGCAATTTTAATTGTTCCATTTTCAGACGTTGATCAGGCGGAACTTTTTGCTGCCAATTCGCAGATTGAAACCTCATATCGAGTCGTATGTGTTTGTTATCATGGTGCTCATGGTTTCGAACCAGAGCTAGCTGGGGCTATGGCAGCTGCGTTGGCAAATTCAAATGATCCAGCATTGCCATTTGATGGAGTCAATCTCGGTGGTATTCCTGCTGTTGGCGATGAATATAAACTCACATTTGAACGGATTGAAGCAGCACTCAATAAAGGTGTTTGTATGATCGATACTGGAGCGGATGGGCTACCAGAAATTGTTCGTGCAGTTTCTACTTATCGAGTCAATCCAGACTCGGGTGCAGATGATGACTTGATGCTCGATATTAATGGTGCATTGATTGTTGATTACACACGTAAAGTCATTCGGACTGATTTGGCAAAGGAACGTCAGCGCAAGAACACTGCTGCCCAGCGTCGTAATGTACGTTCAATTATTCTGAGACGTTTAATTCAATTGGATGATGCGGAAATATTGCAAAACGTTCGTGCAAGAGCTGACCAGCTTACAGTTATTGAAGATGCAAATGATCGATATCGAGCAAATGCTAGAATCCCTGCGGATTGGGTGCGTGGAATGCATATTATTGATGGGACACTTGATATCTATTAAACCATTGGAATCCACTTTTGAAGGCTGCTTATGCAGCCTTTAATATTTATGGAAGTCTTTCCGCCTAATAAATAAAAATAGTTATATGCACAATAGCCTCATGATTTTATGAGGTCTATGAAAATGGCTGAAGAAGCTGTTGGCTCAATTGTAATGAGCGTAAATGGTGTTGATTATGATTGCACAAAGTTTAGTTCGACTAAATCAACGGGTAATAAACGTATTCTCACAATGAACCGAAAACTGAAAGCAAAATATAAGTCTAAGGGTATTACGGTTTATGACTTGACTTGTACTGTCGTGATTCCTACTAGCAAAGATAAGGTTGATTGGGACAATCTTGAAGATGCACGTATTTCAATTGAATCACCAGAAGGTGGTTTTCGTGAAACTTTTACTGACTGTAGTGTCACTAGCTCTGGCGATAATTACGATGTGAATGGTGAGACATTGCGTGATCTCTCGCTATTTGCAATGGATTGTTTAAAAGAAACATTTTAAGTGAGTAAATCATGGAATTAAGTATTGTAGATACTCTGCCTGTTGCACTAACAGTTATGGTAAAAGGTAAGCCACTCCGTTCAAAACAAATTGAATTTGCTGATATTAATTCGTCTGATTTGCTGAAGGCTCGCACCAAAGCGGTGGCTGGTGATTTTTTACAGATTCATGAATATTGCGCCAAGATCAAACTCATTGATGACAAAGGCAATAAACATGATGTGCCTTATGATGTATTAGCATTTACCACAAGTGCTAACCTGAAAAAACTTGAAGAGCTTGATTTTGATTTATTGGTAAAGCTTCAAGCCGAGAGTTCAGAGACCCAATCAAGTTAATAACTGCGCTTCATAATGTGTGCGTTGAATTATCAACTGCTGAACAAATGCCAGCGCACTATGCGTTGGCATTTTTGTCTGAAAAGATGGAATCTCTAAAAAAACTCAGGCATGAGCGGCAAAACAGTACTCATGCAGCCACCACAGCAGAACCATCAAATACAAAATCTTATGTAGCGACTGAACGTAAACACTCAAAACCTAAGACTGGAGATAATGAATGAGCAATAGTAACTCTACCGTTTCTTTGACACTTCAGATCAAAGGTCAGCAAGCTGGTCAGGAGATGAAGAAATTCTCAGACCAGCAGATAGCTGCAACTAAACAAATCAATCAGCAATGGGCACAGATCGGCAATGCTCAGGCGACTTCAGTAAGCAATTCTAAAAAGATTGCAGATGAGCTAACCAAGCAAGGTCAGGCTTTAGGCGGTCAAAAAAAAGAAGTTACCGCGATTGATCTAGCGCGTAAGTTAGGCATTAGAACAGAACAACAAATCAAAAATGAGATTAAACAAACTCAGAGTACATATGCCCAGCTTGGTATTTTACAACGTCAAGGTTTGGCAACAACAAAAGACATGGAGCGTGCCTATGCTTCCATGAATAGCAAGGTTGCACAATTAAACCGCGAACTTGGGAAAACAGTTGCAACCGAAAAACAAATCCAGCAAATTCAAAAAAGTAATGGTGGTGGATACAATGTTCTGCAAAGAGGCTCAGCTGCCGCAATGGGAGCTGTTGCAGGCGGTGCGATTTTCTCCAATGCTTTGCAAAAACCCCGTGATTATGATCAGCAACTAACCTACATTACTGCCACCGCTACAGGCGGTCAGAATATGGCTGTTGCGGATCGCTTGGCTGCACGTTCTCAATTGAATGATTACATTAAGTCTGCTGTTCGAGCTGGTGGTGGTACGCGAGAAGATGCAGCTGCTGCCGCAAATACGCTGATTGCTTCAGGTAAGTATGAACTGAGCAATGTTGCCCCTGCATTAAATGCAGCGGTAAAAACAGCATTTTCAACTGATGCTGCTGTAACAGATGCCGCAGCTCTGACCGTGCGAATGCAAGATTTTGGTGTAAATAATTTACAGCGTGGTCATGACATAGCCGTTCGCGGTGGTCAACTTGGTAGTTTTGAGTACAAAGACCAAGCGAAATGGTTGGCGCAGCAAATGGCTGCCGCACGTGTGTCGGGTTACAGTGGTGAAAAAGGATTCATGGAACTGGTCGCAATGAATCAAGTTGCAATGTCTACTGCTGGAACTCCTGATGAGGCTGGTAATAACTTGGTCAACTTATTGACCAAGCTCTCCAGTCGAGAATTTAGCAAAGCAATTGGTGATTCAGTTGTTCCCGTTGCTGGTGACCCAACAAAATCTGATGGTAAGAAAAAGCCAAAGCAAATTTTTGATTGGAGTACTTATTCAATCCAACAGCGTGACCAAGGCGTATATGGTGTTGAGGCATTTGTACAATTGCTTGACCGTCAGCTCGCTGGAGATAAGCAATATCAAAGATTACAGGCTATGGCAAAAAAAGGTACTTCAGCTGAGCGTAAAGCTGCAATCGAAGATATGAGCAATATTGCGATGGGTAGTCAGCTTGGTGAATTTATTGCAGATCGCCAAGCATTAATGGCTGCTTTTTTGTTGAAGATGGCTACGGCCGTGAGGTTAAAGAATTTAATAATTTAGAAGATGCTTTCGATTTTGTTGACGCGGATAGCTATGAAGCTGAAACGTTGGGGCTTGCTGGTACTGAATTAGAAGCCTATGGATACGTTGAAAAAGAAATTATAGACAAGTTTGGCCTACCTGAAACAGTTTACGAAAAAGTAATTATCAACTTATAGTCATAAATTAAATAAATTAATTAGTAAAAAGGCTTGATATTATATTGGATATCCGATATAATAGTCCCTGTAAGGTAAAGTAAACAAATAAAACAATAAGAAAAGGAAGTAGTTACTATGAGCAAAACGATCAAAACAGTGGAAACATTAATCGAACGGGCAAATAACCAGTATGCTAAAACTGGCAAGGGGCTAGCTAGAATTAGCCGCCGTGC